CTAAGATATCGATTTGCTATTAACCCCCTAAGACAACCAATGTCCTACCCCCAACTGTACATTTGACCAGTATTTTATGAAACCCGCCAAAAGCACCAAAAAGGCGAGCGCCGCCAAGGCGCCGAAAACCAAACTGAACGTCAACGTCGAATACGTTGAGCAAATCGCCGACGAGAGCATCGCCACGATAATGGCCCTGCGCGCCCTCGTCCGCCAACTCGCCACCGAACTTGAGGAGGCCCGCAAATGACCCTCCACAACGGCAAAACCCTGGCCCTCGAATATGAACCCACCGGCCCGCTATTTGGCCGGCTCATGCTTGAGGCCACGTCGATCAACGCGGCGTGCGACCGCTTCCTCGCCAAGCGCGGTCTGATCACGCAGCCATCGTTCCGCAACTCCGGCTTCATCTTCGGCCGCGGCAAGCGGAGGGCAAGCAAATGAGCACGATCATCCCTGACTTGGTTGTCGGCTCGGTCGGCTTCGGCTCCAACTTCGCGGACAACACCGCCTCGCTGGAATCGCAGGTCCGCGAGCTGACCCGCAGCAACAACCGGCTCATCCGCGTCATTGGGCGCTGTGTGAAGCCCAACAACGAAATCGCTTCCGAGGCGCACGATGCTGTCGAGGAAGCGATGGCCATGCGATGAGCGCCGGCAAGGGTGACCAACCGCGGCCGGTCAACGGCGGACGCTACCGGGCCAACTACGAGCGCATCTTCTCGCCGGCTTACCCCGCGTGGATCTGCCGCCCCTGCGGCGAAGCCCACGGCCGCGGCATGCCCAAGGGGCACGCCTCCACCTGGCACGAAGACCCCTGCGACGTGTGCGGCAAGGTGACTTCTGTCACCGAACCCCGCGATTTCGGCCACCTAAAAAAATGGCCCATCCCGCCCAAAAACCCTTGACCCTCATGCCAACATTTGCCAACATATGCCTACAGATCACGCCACGACAGAAAGCCGTAAAACGTCATGGCTAACCACGAATACCAGCCACCACCGCCGCCCGAACACCACATCACGCCATGGCTCGAAGAAACATTTCGCTTAGTCGATGCAGCCTGCGACCGCTGGGAACGTCGCCGCGCGCGGCTCGCCCGGAGGAAGGAAGAAAATGAGCGCGCTGACCGTCAGCTACCTGCTGATTCTTTTGATCGGGATCATTGTCATAGTCGTCCTAGAGGGCGATGACGACGGAGGCGCCGCCTAAAATGAAACGCACCGTCCCACAAAGCCCTGCCGTCGAGCAAGCCGTCCTCGGCAGTCTGCTCGCCGACCCAAAGCTCATCGACGAGATCGCCGCGCTGCACGCCGATTTGTTTTACACGCCCGCGCATCGTTTCATTTTCGAGACCATCACCGAGATCCGCGGCGAAGGCGGCACACCGAACCTCATCGCCACGACCCAGCGCATCGATGCCGCGCACAAGCTCAACTTTGTCGGCGGCGCCGGCGCCCTCACCGAGCTGCTCTCCCAGTCTGCCGGTGGACCCGCAGGCGTCGAATACCACGCGCAAACCCTCCGCGACCTCCACGCCCGCCGCCGCATCATCGACGCCTCGGTCGCCATGCAAGCCGCCGCCCAAGACATGGCCGCAGACGCCGACAGCGTCCTGCAGCAAGCTGGTGAGTCTATCCTCAGTCTTTCCCTCACCACCGCCACCGACAGCATGCGCCCTGCCGCCGACATCGTGCCTGAGCTGCTTGATGAATTGGAAGCCCTCATGAGCAAGCGCGTGCAGCGCGGCCTCAACACTGGCTTTAAGGATCTTGACCAAGTCACCGGCGGATTGCGCGGGGGCCAATTTGTTGTCATCGCCGGACGCCCCGCCATGGGCAAGTCCGCACTGATGATGAACATGGCCGACAACCTTGTGCAACGCAATGTGCCCGTCCTTTATTTCAGCCTTGAGATGCCTGCCCAAGAGTTGGCCAGTCGCGTTGTCTTGTCGCGCGCCAACACCAACTCCGAGGCCATTCGCAATGGGTTCTTGGATCACGCCGCCAAGATGCGCATCAACAACTCCGCCGACAAATTTGCTGGCGAGCCGATGTATATTGACGACCGAGGAGGACTGAGCCTGCTTGATGTCCGTGGCCGCGCCCGCCTTGCCGTCCGGCGGTGGGGCGTCAAGGCCATCTTTGTGGACTACCTGCAACTTGTCTCGCACACCAGCGCCCAAAGCCGCGAGAACGAGGTCGGCTTCGTATCGCGCGGGTTAAAGTCCATGGCGATGGAACTCAACATCCCGGTCATCGCTGCCGCGCAGCTTAACCGCGAGTCCGAGAAGCGCGCCGAACACCAGCCGCGCATGTCCGACCTGCGCGACTCCGGCCAGATTGAGGCCGACGCCGACATTGTCTGCCTCGTTCATCGCCCCGCCTATTACACCTGCCGCGAGAGCGGCGACATGGAGCCGGACCCGCAGGACGCCATCCTCGACGTAGCCAAGCACCGCAGCGGTCGCAACGGCGCGATCAACATGACTTGGCGACCGTTGCTCACCCGCTTCGACAACTCTAGGGAGCAACCAAACATTGCCGCCGCGCGCCTAACCGACAGCGACGGCTCGGTCTACGCACCATCACCGAAACTATGGGAGGCGCTCAATGAATAGCCGAGCCAAAGGCGCCCGCGGAGAGCGCATGTGGAGGGACGAGTTGCGCGAAGTCTTCGGCGACTCCGGCATCCGCCGCGGCCAGCAATTCAGCGGCCTCGGCGACTCGCCCGATGTCATCTGCCCGTGCCTGCCGGACATTCACTGGGAGGTCAAATTTTGTCAGGTGACCAAAGTCAAAGACTGGATCGCCCAGGCTATCCGCGACGCCAAGGACAAACTCTTTCCGGTGGTCGCCCACAAGCGCTCCAACGAGGACTGGCTCGTCACCCTGCGCGCGGCCGACTTCCTCACCATCCTTCGACGCTCTGATTTCCTTAGTACCAACAACACAAACAACCAAAGCAAAAACACCAATGGCTAAACTAACAGCACCAAAATCGTCGGCAACCGCAGCACTCGGGGAGCCGCCACCGAAGGGTATCCACGTCGCCGTCTGTCTTGACGTTGTCGATACATACAACGACCGCGTCCTCAAACATGGCGCCGCTTACGGCTCCACCAACGACGAGGACTACGAAATCATGAACCGCGAGCAGTTCATTTTCGGCGTCAAATGCAAGGATGGTTCGCTGCGCAAGATTGCGTCACGCGCCATGCGCATGAGTCTGCACGAAAAAGCCGCCCTCCGCGCGTTCTTGACTAGCTGGCTGGGCGAAACGCCGAAAGACGGCTTCGACACCGCCGCCCTCAAGGGCCGCGGCGCCCAGCTCACGCTTATCGAAGCGCCGAGCGCCAACGGAGACCGCACCTACATCAACATCGGCTCCGTCTCCCAGGTTATGGACGAGCTGCTCAAGCTCGTTCCTAGCCCCAAAGACTTCGGCGCCGAGGCTTCCGAAGAAAACTCCGCAACGGACATCCCGTTCTGATCAAACGCCTGCAGGGGTTGGCCACAAGCCGGCCCCTGCGGGCGCCCACAACGCCATGGCAATCCTCGCCCAATCCAAGTCCGTAGACGGCGGTCACTGGTATCGCCCGGACGGCACGCCCTGCCACCAACTCCCCAAGAAGGATGGCAACGGGATGAAGGACACCACGCTGGCCGACGCCAAGAGGCTGCTGCTTTTGCCGTCCGTCACCGGCTACACCGGCATTCTTGACAAGCCGGCCCTCCTTAATTGGAAGGCTACGCAAGTCGCGATAGCCGCCTTCAATACCCCACCGCGTCCCGACGAAACCGTCGAGTATTTCTGCGAGCGGGTCATTGGCGCCAGTAAGGCGCCCGTGGCCGCCGCCGCCGATCTTGGCAGCAAGGTCCACGACGCGCTGGAAAAGCTCCTGCTCGAAGGCCCGTCGTCGGTGGCCGAAGACATGTGGCCCTACGTCAGTCCGGTTGTGGAGTGGAAGAGCAAGGCCAAGATCACCTTCGACGAAATCGAAAGCGTTTTGGTCAGCCTAGAGCATGGCTACGCCGGCCGCTGCGACGTGCTTGCCCACGACGCCGCGGGCAACAAGCTCGTCATCGACTACAAGACTCGCAAGACCAAACCCAAGCAAAAGGCAACGCCCTACGAGACTCAAGGCATGCAGTTGGCCGCCTACGCCGTTGCGCGCTGGGGCGAGGAAGCCCTGTCGTCTGTTCATGGCTACAACGTCTACATCTCCACCACGGAGGTCGGCCGCGTTGAGCCATATCGCCACGAATCGCTCGTCCAGCATTGGGAAGCATTTAAAGCCGCCTGCGCCCTCTGGCGTCACGTCAAGGGTTACGACCCGCGCCAAGCGCAAATCGCCCTAGCCAAAGCCGCCTAAATGCCCCCACGCAGAACCATAGCAATCGTCCGCAAGAAGCTCGGCCGCGAAAAAGCGGACGGCATGACCATGGGCGACGGCAAAGTCTACATCGATCCCCGCCAGAGCGGCGCGGACGAGCTAGACACGGTTCTGCATGAGCTGCTCCACCATGTCTGCCCCGACATGAGCGAGGAAGCAGTCGCCGAGAAGTCTGCCACGATGGCGAGGTCGATGTGGAAGGATAAATGGAGG